ATGAAAAGTCATTTTCCCCTGAGTTTTTGCACGTCTGGAAAGTATAGGTAGTCTATGTCACTACACTCAAAGCATTCGATAGCATCCTCTGGTGTCTCTACCAGTGGATCACCTGCCAAGTTGAATGATGTGTTGAATAATATTGGCACGTCAGTGAGTTGATAGAATGAATCAATCAACTGATAATAATTAGTATTGTCTTTGAGTCCTACAGTTTGAACTCTACATGTATTATCAACATGAAGTATTGCAGGTATCTTATCATAAGTATGTGGATGAGCATTCACAGCGTACATCATGAATGGTGATTCATCTAGTCCACCCATGTCAAACCAATCATGTACGTGAGGTAAAAGAACACTCCCTGCAAAAGGTCTAAATGATTCTCTATTCTTTATTTTATTAATCCTATCTTTTCCATCAGGATCTCTTGGATCATATAATATGGATCGATTTCCTAATGCTCTAGGTCCTGCTTCTGATCTACCTTGAAAGATTGCCACAACATTACGTTCCTCAATCAGTTTAGCAACGTACATACTGTTCACTGTATCTCCCTTTATATCTGATAGATCATACTCAGGACCTAGGTATAAAGAATTAATCATCGTGATCATCCCAAGGGTCAACTAGATCTTTATTGGCAAAGAATCCTTTGTATACTCCATAACCTGTAAGTATTAGAAGGATGGCAACGACAGACATACCAAACGTGAAGTTTGGATTCAGTGTAAGATGTGGGATAATAGTTTCATTGCACTTGGCAATTTTGTCTGGATCATTCCATGTGCCAGGTAAAGTATACACTGGTGGACATGCTGCTAGTATTTTAATCATGATAACCAATAGGGTTTACGAGATGGGTCACGTAGATAATTAGACGCTGCCCAAGGTTTAGATGAAATGTATCGTTTGTATGCTGTGAAGATGTCAATAGTTTTGTCATGTTTGAACTCATCAGGACCTGCAAAAACAAACGGAGTATGCTTGGTGTAGTCTGCTGATGGTAAGAGATGTGTGGTCTCTTGTAGTGGTCTTTGACAAGAATGAATCTTACCGTATCTATGTGTGTACTCAGCACATAGAGCAAGACCATGTGTAAGTAACCACCATGTATTTTCTAGAGTATCATTTGCCCATATGGTGCAAGGGTGATTACGAAATGCACCTTTCTTTGTTTGATAAGGTTGACCATCGTTACGATATATTTTTCCATAACTATGACCCCACTCTTCAGAGCAAACAATAGAAAGCATTTGACATGTTTCTAGTGGCATCTTGACAATGTGTTTGTCAGGCAAGCACTGTGCTGAGACGGATGGGTCTGGGTTTGTCACAAAAATGTTCATAATATTCTAGTAGTGCTGAACCAATTGCTAGACCACCATCATATGCGATGGGATCTACGTACAGATTTACATCTGTATTCTTTAGTATACTATAATTTGACACACAATTCAAGAAAAAACCACCAGAAACACATACATTTTTTTTATTTGTAAGTTCTACTGCTTTTTTTATCATGAACAGGGTGTGTCTTTCAGCAGATTTTTGTAAATTATATGCTAAATCTTCTCTTGGTAATTTAGGACCGACATATGCTGTACTATTTCCCTCTGGTCTCAATTGTGTGCTGCATAGACTGTGACCATACTCTTCATTGAATAGGTTGACATCACCACCACCATACGCAGAGAGTCCCATGGTTTTACCTGCCTCTATCTCATCAAAACCACAGTAACGTGAGACCCTTCTGTATGCCTGTCCAACGCTTGTTCTATTGCTATAAAGGTTTCCATCTATCCAATGTGGTTCACCCTCTTGAACACTCTTTTCCTCGCTGTAGAAGGTAGAGTAATGTTTGAACACAGGAGTCATATTATCATAGATGCTTTCAGTTTCACAGTACCCATCATGATATGATCCTTTACCATCCATCACCACTACAGCAGAGTCCTCAAAGGGTGCAGTGTACCACACACTAGCAGCATGACAATCATGATGTCTTTTTCTATAGTCTACAAAAGGTATGCCTTTTGATCTAACAATCTTGAGTAACTTATTTTTTGCTTCTGTTCTTTCTCTAAAGGTTTGTTTATTATATCTTGTAAAACAATCACATATGGTAACAACATCAACACTAGAATCAATATACTTATTGGCAAGAGTTTCCGCACTGACATCTCTTTTGATTCTTGTGACACGTTCTTCCTCTAAGTAAAATTCTATGTGACCATCTTGTACTATTGCAAGAGAACCATTCTTTGCTAAATTTATTCCGACAATCCTTGCCATTCTAGTGCCTCACTTACAGCAGGGAACTGTTTGACAAAAACATCTCTCACCTCTTCTGCTATTCTCATGTGTTCAAGTTGAGTGCCATGTGCTGACCTCAAACTTATGTAGTGTATCCAAGACCTACATGAACCAGTCATGTATAATTTTGTAGGAGTTGCTAATGGGAGAACAAATCTCGCACACTCCTTCGCAACACCCTCACGGATGAGTTCATTGTAGAGATCAATTCCTTCAGCGAAATACGATGCAATAATCTTTTGAAGTTGTTCCTTCTTGTTCTTGGGGATATCATCAATAGAATTTTGTCTGTTTTTAGAGTCCTGACTTCTGAGATCAGGTGTGGGGATAATTCCTAAAAGATTTGTGTCGGCATATCTCTGACTAAACTCTTGAAATGTAAAGGATCTGTGTCTTAGTATCTGTGCTGCTATGCCTCTTGTTGTTTCTATCTCAAGAGTCATGCTCGACTGCTCAAATACTGACCAATGATTGTGTCTGATACAATATTTTAGTAGACCTGAGTAATTATCATTGTTTTGATTGCTAGGATTAGATACTCTAGCAATGTATGCCATAGTTTTCTCTGCATCAGGAGTGATGCTAATAAGTTTTACCGTCATGTGCCCTCAAATTCCTCGTCATAATCCAATTCAATTGGTTGTATGTCATCATACTTATATGACTCAGTGTCTGAGTAGACTTCTGCCTTGAGTGCAGACAATAGCATCTCTAAGTCAGACACTATTACTTTTAGTTTACCCCTGTCCATTAAATCCTCTGTTCCAATGTTTTGGTGGTACAATTAGTCCACTTCTCAACTCATTGTGATTATCTTGTGGTAAAAACCTGTGCTGACAATCAGGGTGATTCCATGCGAATGAATATCGATGACAATTATTGATTTGTAATTTCATTACAGTCATGAACATGTTTTCTAGATCTGTAAGGTAATCTTCAAAAACTTTTTTTCTTTTTGTTGTGAGAGTTTCTTTGGATGATCCTGTTGGTGTACTGACAGATATCAATAAGTGAAGAGGTTTGTTTTGAAGAGTTGCTTTCACCAATGCCTTCAGTAAAGCACTTTGATCTGATTGAATATTAGACATAGAGATATTAAATACTTCTTCGTCTTCATTGTTATAGTAATCCTCGAACCATTCATCACCATCAGACCATTTATCTGCATAACTTTTCATTGCCTTTGCACCATAGACTGTATATCTTTCAGCAGGTGATACTTTATTATTCATGGTAAGATCAAGCATAAGAGTTTGTAAAATCTCACCCCTTTGTCTTGTATTCAAATGCTCTCCCAAATCATTAATGATGTCCCGTATCTCATCTCTGTCTGGATTATTCAAACGACTTGCAATATCTTGCACTGCTGCCTCTACATCTTCTTTTTTTGGATTGTTATGTGCTATTACTTTTTGTACATTAGATTTGTTTGCATGCAAAATTCTAGAGATTTCATCGTCATATCTCATAAGTTGTATCATCCATCCACGTATGTCAATTTTTTTATCATTACATAGATAGAATCTATTGAATCCATTCATACATTTCATACCATCTACATCAACATATATTACTCTACCTTCTTCTAGATTGATACCATTTTCGATGATATCTTCTTTGATTAGGTTTGATCTAAAATGACTAAATTTTTCTTTTCTGCCAGGATTGTGCCAACTTGTATCGATATCTTTTGCTAACATCATATGAGGTTCACCAACTTTGTGAGCACCTTTTATACCATATGTGCTTGGTTCATACTTCCAATTTTTTGGATCGCAATGTTCAGGTCTCCAAACGCTTGTGATAAATGCAGATAAATCTGTTTGTGTTTCCATAATAAAGATGTTCAATAAAAATATTATAGCATAAAAAAAGAAGGGGTCAACCCCTTCCGTATAGTATTCTAGTCTCAGCGTAAATTATAGTGAGAAAGATAGCAGATGCTACCAGTATCTCTGCTGTGACCAACATTACTTAGCGTGAACTATGCCACGATATGTAAGTTCGACCTCTTGCTTTTGCTGAGACTTTTTGTTGTTGGTGTCATACTTGACACCACGATAAGTGACTTGTGCCATGGATTTACTCCTAAAGTAATTGGATTTTTAGCCCCGTTCCTTTAGTCATTTGCGTCCTCCTTTCGGGGGATGAACGTACCGTTCCGTGACTTACTTGCGTCCAATGTTCCATGTTTCGCAGAGATGAGGTTCAGGTACCTTTGTTTTGAAGTAGTCTATAAGATACTCCTTGGCATCGGCAGTGTGATTTACATCACTTAGAATCTCAATCCTATTACGGTTCCACTCATCACATGACATCTCCCAATGGGCAGAGTCATGTTCAGCAAGAAGTAATACTAGCAGTGCTAATGAATGCATTGGATGAACGTAAAGGTATGTTAGCATACCTACACATATTTAGCAAGAAATTATGTATTCTTTGTTACAAAATAATTATTTGTCTCTCCAAACAATCTCTGGATACGCCTCCTCCACTACGTTTCTGGTAATTCTGTATTTACTCTGAAGATCTTTGTCCTTTACTAGACATACAATCTCTGCTTCCTCTGCTTCAAGTGACTCAAGCAATTGGATAAGTAAATTCTCCCTTCTCATGTTAGAGATCTTATCATTACCACCCCTAATAAAATTGTAGAGTGTTCTGTGTTCATGAATCAATCTTGTATGACCTTCTGTGCCTTTAGGTGATTCATTGGGTTTATAAGGCACAGCACCTTCGGGAACTGCACTCTCAATACCTTTATCAAAGTTCCAAATCAAGATTGATTTCACATCATCCCGTTTGTACTGTTTGAGTAGTTCAATTTTTTTATCTTTTGTTTTAGCACCATGAACTGCTCTAAAGAGTTCAGATACTAAAGGGTTGTTTGGTAATCTAGCCATGAGTTAGTCATCATCAGTTTCATTTTCGTTACCTTCAAATCTTATGGCGATAAGTTCATCAGGTAGTGGGTTCCCATTCGCATCAAACATTTCTGGATGGGAATATTGTGGAGTGGTTTCTTGTACATAACATCGAATAAGATATCCGATAGTTGCTCCAAGACCGAGTGTAAGTATTCCTACTGTAACACTCAGGGCAATGATTGCCTGTTCCATTCGTTTTCTCCAGTTGTGCAGCGTTGGTTGCCGAGTATTACTCAGCATTAGTTCTGCTCCTTTATTTAGTGAACCTAAATCAGGTTCTTCTTCTGTAGATAATGTAGTGTGTCCTTGCATCCACCTATGTGTTTGTTATCAAGTTGAACTTGAGGAAAAGTAGCACCCTTTTCAAATTCTTCATAGAACTGGTGTCGGGTAAAGTCTTTGTCCAATTTGTATTCTAAGTATTCAATATTAGTGGCAGCAAAGAGTTGTCTAACTCTCTCACACCATTGACAATTGTCTCTCGACCATAGAACTGCTTTCATTAGTTTATTTTAGCAATGTTTCCTACAACAACAAATCTTTCGTCACCTTCTGTCATTTTATCTACACCATGCATGGCATACGATGGATAGAATATAATGTCAGAATCATTCTGTGTCTCTGGATATACTTTCTTATCATTATACTGAAAGTAAAAACACTTTTGTTTAGGTACCTTGATAAAGTGAACCCAAGATATCAACGCTCTAGTATCACCTGAGTAATGGTTGTGTACATCTATGATTGCACCCAAGTCTTTCTTATAAAGTTGACCCCAAATACTTGTGTAAGTATACATTGACGTTCTATCTAGTAGTCCAAACATTTTCATGACGGACTTTAGTTTAGGTACATATAGATTCATCAGTTCTTGATCTACAAAACCTCCACCAAGAGATGCTCCAAACCTATTGTTCCACCATGTATTAGGATTCAAATGATATCCAGTATAATGCTGACCCCACTCATGATGAGGAGGATCTCCTTTTAGGAATTTTTCATCGGAATACTTTTCAATGAGATGTTTGACAACCTCTTGAGGATGTTCAAATTTCTCATGCCAAATAATCATTCTATAATTGGCATACCACCATATCCACCAGAAGGTCTTGGGGTAACAGGCATCGTTTTAGGTGAAGGCATCATAAGAACCTCCACAAGTAAATTTATATCAGCAGAGATTGCATCTGCAGAGTCTGCCATTCTACGGAACCCATTTCCAACATAAATCTGTCCTACGAACACTGAAATAGTTGCAATGCCCCAGAAATAGTAGTAAGTTCTACTCTTTTTTTGACGTGGTTTCATCCTCTTTTATAGACTTCTTGATCATCTTAGCATATGTTACTTCGGATGTCGAGTAAAGTTTAGGATGTTTTTTTGCTCTTTTTATTAATTTTTTTGCTGCTTTCATATCTTGCATGCAAGTATTTATACTTACATCAAAACCTCTTTGCATATTCTTTTGCATGTGTGCTGATCATCATTACACTCTATAAGACACTCGTAATACTCTGACAACATCTCCATACTATGTGGGTCTTCGTATGAACCTGCCAGTTCATTATATGAAACTAGATTGTGATGCATGATCCTCCTAAGTTTTGATTATTTAGAGGTCATGTTACGATATCATGACATATTCTTAGCCGAAAGAAATGCCTAGAAGAATGTCTTCATCTCTCCCTCTCTCCACACATCACTTGTAATACAATGGATACCACCGTCCCAAAACCATCTGTGTCTGAAGTTTACAATATGTGGAGTGATACCATGTCTATCAAAAGCATCAAAGATCTTCTTATTATAACCATTCACAATACAATTCTGCTCATCTATTGGTAAGACGTTGACATCAAAGACAGACTCCCCTGCGTATGTTACCCAATGCCCTAACCATTTATCAATGTAATCAATTAGATCGTCATTGTCTTCTTCACCCTCTATCCACCACCTCATGTGGTTCTTCTTCTTCATCTTCAAGAGTGGTTGCATTTTATCCCATCCAGCAGTGACGGAAACAACCTCCCAATCTGGATAGAAATTTTTATACAGGTTTGCATCATGCTTTACTGATATGATAAGACCTTCCTTTACAGGGTGCATGGCACCATCTCCATGACCAGGTACATCAACACCATGAACTCTATGATTAGGAAACAATCTTCTCCACTTCTTGAGGAATGATTCCTCGTTGAGTTTGTTTATGATATTGACATAGTTGAAAAACAAATCCTTACCAAGTCTCCAACACCCTGCACTACTGATGTATTGATCGTACACTATGGGTACATCATGATCTTCCAACCATTTCTTGACACTACTCCATGCATAAAATCTTTTATTGCTTGGGAACTTTACATTAGATCCTATGGTATTTGTCTCTGCTGCTATGATAACCTTCTCTAGTTCCTCTCTATCAATACCTTGCAGAAACTTCCACATGTGACGATTCATTTTATCTCTTGTTCTGTATGATTCAATCGCTGCATCATAAGATATTGGTCTACCAGGTTGCAATAAATCTTCAAAGTATTTTGCTAAAACTTTCTCTCTATCCTCTTGAATTTTACCTTTCTCCCATGAAGGGTTGGCAGTCATCATACTACAGTATAAACTTTCTACGTCAAAATTTTCACCGTAATTTTTACTCGGCATGTAAAAAGTATCACCCACCTGTGCACTGAAATCTCTAGGACACATGGGCGGAGGTGCATCTACTACACCGTCATAATTTCTATAATCATCTACATTATCTGATACATCTAATCTTATAACTTCTACTTTGAATTCTTCTAATTTTTTTATAAGTTTTTGATAGTCCTCTTCAGTTTCAATTGCCAAACGCTCCATGGCAGAGCGAACTTTCACATTTTTTATCCCACTATAAAACTCTGGTGGATATGTTCTACCAACTATACACGCCTTGAGTGGATCAAAGCACTGATAAACTGAAACCATAAAAAAAGACCCCTAGTATATAGAGGTCTGTAAGTTCCGATTGTAGAGACCGCACGAACGATGTCTCAATCTTATTTATTATCCAATTGCAGGTGCTGTTAGAGCAACTGTTGTAGACTCTGCAGATGCTAAGTCTAATGGGAAGTTGTGTGCATTTCTTTCATGCATAACTTCCATACCTAAGTTTGCTCTGTTCAGTACGTCACCCCATGTTGGTACAACTTTACCGTTAGCGTCTACTACAGACTGGTTGAAGTTGAATCCGTTTAGGTTGAATGCCAT